TGGACATATCGATATCGGGCCGTTGCAATCCGCGTCGGGTGGTGGTGGCGGATCTAACCCTGTGGGGTTCGTGTCGCAATGAACCACGCGAAGGAACTGCTCGGCGCGGCTCTCATCAGCCTGTTCTTTTTTCTAGGAGACTACTTTGCAGCTCACCAGGCAGGGTATACTATTCGATCTTCAGTAGCTACAATACGAGATGCATCCTTCGTCTCGTCCCGCACTGGAGTAGCGGGACAATCAAGAGTCGGGATAGCCCACGGGATGGGTGGGCGCTTTGGACTTTCGTCGCATTCTCAGACCTCCGTGCCCAAGTCTGACCGACCTTTCAGTGTAGCTCAAGGAAACGGTGGGCAGTGATGAAGCTTCGAGGTTGGATTCTTACCGCTTTTTTCTTTCCGCTGGCGAAAGTGATGAAGTTTTTATGCCGATAGCCCTGTCATCGTTTTGGAAGAATCTCGCTTGGGATCAATGGCTGTACGGATTGCTCTCCGCGATTATCGGCGGCGGCTCCACGGCAGCATCGGGGACATTCGCAGTAATGGGCATGGACCCGGAAAAATTCAATTTTAATGATCCCTGGAAACTGGTCAAGCTCTCAACCATCATCTTTCTTGTCGCTGGCTTGGGGCAGATGTGGGCCTACCTAAAGCAGAACTCACTTCCGGCAGTCATGACGGCTCAGACTGCAAGCGAGAAAACCGAAGTGAACCCAAGCGGGGCGACCGTAACGACAAAGACAACTTCTGAAATTACCGTCCAGCAGCCACCTGAGCAAAAGGGTACAGCGCCGAATCCTGGCAAGTAGTAAGCTCAAACAAGGGGAGGGCCTATGTTTCCCGCGTTCCTGATTCAGCTTCTCATTTGCCTGATCATCATCGGGCTTCTTTTGTGGCTCGTCAACTTCCTGCCGATCGACGCCAGCATCAAGCAGATTATCCGAGTGGTAGTGGTGGTGTTCATTGTCATCTGGCTTCTGTATGCGCTGATGGGCGCGGCTCCCGGCCCTTTTATATTGCATCGCTGACATTGGCGATTGGATCCCATCGCCACCTACGCCGATCCTGCAGCCTCGCCACTCTTGACGATTTCGGATCCGACATCGCCAGTTCGGGCGCTGAAGGCCTGTATCGCTGAAAGTAGCGATTGCCTCTCGAGGACCGGCATTCTCTCTAAGCGTGCTTCCCAGCGGGCTTTCTTGCGCTTGATGCGTTCGCGCTCCCGGAAGTTCTTCCCCAGGTATCGGTAGTCATGGAGGGTCACGGGCGGCCGGAAGTTGAACCAAACCCACTCGGTCGCTGCCATTCCTCCGCGTGTCATGGCCTGGTACTGGATTGCGTTCCAGCCCGCCAATGTACGGCCGTACATTTCGGAATGATACCCGGATATCATCACCATGCAGGGGAGATCCTGGACCACTCGCAGTAACCGGCGATGCTGGCCAGCCGTGAATTCGTGTTTGTACAGCTTTCCGGATCGTCTGGTGCTCATCAGATAGGGCGGATCGCAGTACACCAGCTCGGAACCTGACCACGGCAAGCCGCCGAGGTAGTTTATCCCGTCCCGGACCTCGAAAACCCACCTGGTGGCATCGTTCGGCCCGACGTTGAGCGATCGCGCCACGTCCGCTATAGCGATGCATCCGGAGCCCTCGCCAGTTTCGGCGGGAACGGCCGCGCTCGCCAGTTCTGACGATATCGTGTCGCCATTTTCGACGATTGGAGCTGGGATCGCCAATTCTGACGATCTTCGCCGGCGCCCATCGTCGTTTCTACCGTTTTCGCCGGCGTGCTCGCGAAGAATGGCGATTCGAGCAGCTTGGAGGGCGTCTCCGTCCAGATCCAGCCCAATATTTACCCGAGCCGGCCGTTTCATCCGCATCACGGCGCCGCTTCCCAAGAATGGCTCAACGTAGACCGAGTGCGGCGGCATCAGGTTTATCAGGGTTTGGTAGGCTCCCCCGCCGTTTTTTCCACCAGGGTACATGGTACTTCCTCCCCGGCTGCCAGTATCGCTAGATCTGGCGCTGTTGTCAAGATGGCTGTATAATTCTTTCACATGAACATTCTTCGTTTCGCATCGCACTGGAGTAGCGATGCGGAGGGCGGTCGATGAACCCTGGTTACACGGTCGCAGAAGCGTATAGGGATCTGCTCTATCGCGCGGAGCGGTATATTAAACGGGAGATCGAAATCGCTGAACAGCAACGGGAATTCGTTCCCTGGGGCATGAAACAATGGATCGCGGATCTCGAAAAAACTCGCGATCGCGAAATCTGTTCAGGGGCAGGGCTACTCCAGTGCCCTGCCAAAACGGAAGAACGTACGGAGAGATTGTGAACTGCCCTAAGCTCACAAAACGCTACGATGGTGCAGACGTACAGAGAACACCAAACCCAAACTGCCCAGCGTGTAGAGCAATGCGCGCACACGAAGAGAGCGAGTGGAAAGAGTTCCATCCGAAACGAGGAACCGGAATCGATTCAAGGACGGCCCCACAAAAATGAATCCAAGCCCGTACTTACCAGGGATTGACGTTTCCCACTTTCAAGGCGCAATCGACTGGGCACGCGTGAAAGCGGCCGGCATCGCCTTCGCGTTCATCAAAGCGACGGACGGCACGAGTTTTATTGATCCCCAATTGGATTGGAACGCAATGGAATGCGGAAGGGTTGGTATCCCTTTCGGCCTGTATCATTTCTTCCGACCGACAGTGGACCCAAAAGAACAGGCTCAAGCCTTTCTGACGGAGACGAAGCGATATAGGTCTACACTTCCCCCCGCGCTCGATCTCGAACTTGGACCCGTCACGACCCCGCAGGCAGCAGCCTGGCTAGACGTAGTTGACGAAGCACTGGGCAGAGAACCTCTAATTTACACGGCTCCGTCATTCGCCGCTGAATTTCTAGCGACGGGAGGCATGGGGGTTTATCCTTTGTGGATCGCAGAATACACCACGAAGCCATACCCGACACTACCGAATGCCTGGTCAACCTGGGATTTTTGGCAGCACTCACCGAGCGGACATGTTGACGGAGTGCCGAATTTAGTAGACTTAGATTGGTTCCACGGGAGTGATGAGTATTTGAAGACGTGGATCAAATAACTGAGCATCCTGCGTCTTGTGCCGATCTGGAGTATCGGCACGGAGCATTGTCTATGCGGTTCCTCTTGGTACTGTACTCGCTCGTGTCTGTAGTCGGCGGAATGTGCATTGCTTGGAGGCTCTACGCATTACTGCTGGTGTTAGGCATTGTCGCTCTGTTCATCGGACACCGAATCGAGAAGGCGTTATCGAACCTCGAAACTCTTGGGCGGGGGTACTCCAGTCCCCCGCCGTCCACTGGGGAATGAATGCCTTACGTTTTTGTGGGAAGGCGAATCCGAAGGCGCGGCGTCGGAGATCTCGCGACCGTAGCGGCAACGATTCAGCAAATTGAAGGCTGGGCGCCCGGTACACGATCGTATCGGAATAACAATCCCGGAAACCTGATGTATGTCGGGCAAGCGGGCGCGACCGGCCAAGACGCGCAAGGCTTCGCGATCTTCCCGGACTATCAGACTGGGCTAACAGCGCTCGACAATCAGATCACGCTCGACGCTTCCCGCGGCCAGTCCATAACGCAGTTCACCAGCATCTATGCTCCTGCGTCAGACGGCAACAATCCTACGTCGTATGCGGCGCAAATTGCAGCCGCGGCGGGGCTCTCTCCGTCCGATTCGCTGTCTGCTGCGATCGCGGGCGCCGCGGGCTCTACATCAACGCCAGCGAGCGCGGATCTTTCCTCGGTTTTGCCATCGATGGATCTATCCTCGATTGACTTCACGGACCCGACCACGATAGCGATTACTCTGGGAATTGGCCTCGCGATCGCGTGGGCACTGAATGCGTAAACGACACCCCAACCTCTTGGGCGGGGCTACTCCAGTGCCCCGCCGATAGCCCCTATAGTACTTTCTTGCTCGAATTAAACTAGCAATTGGGAGTAGACTAATTACCATGCCTGACGATCTTGACCTTGACGACACGGAGGAACTGTGTCCAGAGTTGCGGAGAGTCGATCGACGATTGCGAATGCGAAAGACGACGAACTAGACGAAGACGGTTTGTTACCGGGCGAGGACGGCTACAACGAGGACGACGAGGAGGATGAGGAGGATGAGGACGAGGACGACGAATGACCATCGTTCATGTAGCTGCAATTCCCCAAGAGAAAGAACAGCGCTGCGTCCGTTGCTGCCGAAAGATCTTGGATATCGACCCAGTTACAGAAGCAACCTATCCAGCATTAGCCTACGTCGCGAAAAGAGACAACGGTGAGACTTCAATTCAGGAAACGGATGCAGGGCGCGGGCAAAGACCTTGCAGAAAACCCGGCCCCACTGGAAAGGACAGAGAATGACGTGTACTAAGTGCGCGGCGGAAGTTCCAGACAATAAACTAGTCTGTGATTGTTTTCAGGTCGAAGCGGACAACGAAGCAAAGCGCATCGGCGTAGCGCGGTTTATGGCCGATCAAGGCTCGCTCTTTCTCACTTCTTCGGGCGACCACCTTCTATGGAGATCGTCACGCAAATGGCAGCCGCGGCGTTGCTTCAAAGCGCGGACGCGGAAGGGCCGCAACCGACGAAAGGCAGCCTGGAATATCGGCAAACACAAAACCCCGGCCCGGTGGTGTATCGGTGAAAATTTCTGTCACTCCTGGTGATGTTCAAATAGCTTCGGTTGAGGTACGCCGGCACCCTCGGGGACTCTACACGATTCAAATCCTCACGCCACATGAACGGCATGCAGGCTGCATCACCCACGGATCAGTAAGCCGTCGCAACTATCCACGCTCCCAAATGATCTACCTCTACGCCTTTGAGCCTGGCTTGGGAGTGTTGAATCTCGCAACACGGATACTCATCACGCCGGAATCGAATGACGAAGAAGAAGCTCTCCACATGGGGCTCTTCGACGTGCTCGACGACTATTCCCGCTACTCCGTCACGCTGATTGCGATCCCAGCATCAGTACTCGAAGAAACTGAAGAAGCGGGAAGATGGGAACCACAAGGGCCGATCGATTACTTAGCTACGTCCTAGGCTTTCGTTTTCGTCGGCGCTTTTCTCGACGGTCGATCTGGTCCCGACGCTTTCCCGCGTGCGCGCGCTGAAGCACCAAGCTTGCTCAAGTAGTCGGCATAATCGATAAGGTCAACCATTTTGCCCGCTTCGGTCATCGTTTCGGTCATCAGTTCGATGATTCGATCTAGCCTTTCTATTATTTGCTGGCGCTCCTCTGGGCTGTCTTTCGTCGGCTGAGATTCTTCCGGGTTCGCGCTCTGAGACTTCCCCCAAACATGCCCCCAAACGCTGTACGTGGTCAGAACATCACGCATCACCCAGCAACAGTTGCTACACCAAAAAGCGGTACAGTCTTGCTGCCAAGGTATAAGTTTAGTTCCACAGTTGAAACAGAAGTTCATCCGGTTTTCTATAGCAAGAATTTCTTTACTCGGTCTGAAAATGTGCTCTCCGTAATGCCCTGCTTTGAGAGTGCAACCCTGTTCACTGTGGAAGATGGACGGGCAACCAGGCAGTTCAGGCAGCATACCGGCCCCCTTGCTGCCCAATGTACACCGAGATTCCCAGGCTCTTGATATCTGACGGCGCAAAACGAACGGTATACCCGATTGACTTCCCAAAAACCTCAGCAGCAGCAGCCGCGGCTACGGCGGTCTTTAAGGCGTCTTCGAGTCGGGTAGGGCTAAGAGACGTTGGGATACCGTCTAGGGGCTCTGCGGCGTCTAGAATTGCTGCAATAGGGGCTATAGGGGCTTTGTTCGTCTCGTGCGGCACTGGAGTTGCCGCACGTTGGGCAGCCGGCCCTTTGCCGATCGGTCTGATATTATCAGAGGTTTTTGCAGAAAGTTCAGCTATCCAGTTGAAACCACGCCCGTTCTGGTATTTTGTGAGAGTAAACGGCTGTCCGGGCCGTATTCCAAGGTCTTCGATTTGTGGCCCTACCACCATTGGAGTATACAGGAGATCCCCGTTTGAGAGAATCCAGCGGAGCTGCGGCCCCGAGAGTCCATCAACCTGCTTGCCCGTGGGGTACTTCAGCGCGATGCTGTAGGGTTTGTTGGGTTCGAGCTTTAGGATAGGCATGTGTCGGCCTTCCCGAGGGCGGCGCGCGCTGCCTCAATCGAAGCCCTGAATTTGCACGCACGATCTGCCGGCTCAATAGACATGGTAAGTTCGATGAATTCCAGGACCGCAAGACACGGGCGAAGCGCTTCGGCAAGCTCCTGGTTGATCTTGGCGAGTTCAGTAACCGATACGTTCAGTTGCATTACCGGCGTCCCCTTTCCATCTCGTCTTCCTCAAATTCCGGTTCTTCGCTCAAAATGGGTTCCGCGGCGCGTTCCTTGCGGATCTCCCATTCTTCAAAGCGTCTCTGCTGGTCACGTGAATAACGGTAAGCGTCTTGGTGTGCGATCTGTCGGGCTTCTTGTTGCATCCAGTTTAGGTTTGCCATGACTGGATTTTATTTCTCGGTCACGTAGCGAACAATAGACGAAAGGTACTGTTATTCTCAGGTCCTGTAATCATTTTCTAGGGCTTTTCGCTGAAATGCAGTACTTGGACAACGAAGAGCATCAGTTTCAGAAACTCAACCCGCGCACTGGTATCCTTTGCGACCTTAAGCCCGTGCCAGATTCGCCTGGAGATGTATTCCAACTCCGTCTTGTCGCCCTTGGATGAGTTACATTTTTTGCACGCGGCTTGCAGGTTGGTGATGGAATCAGAGCCTTCCTTGGCTATCGGTACAAGGTGGTCGCGCTGCGCAGACGTGTGTCGCTGTCCGCAATAGTAACAATTGACAGCGCGGCCTTGCAGCCACACCAGGAACCCATACGCCAGCCCCGATTTTGGCGACTTGCCTTCAAAGCGACGGTGCAGCTTATGGAGTCCCTTGGTGCGCTCCCGCTGGTAGGCGGTACGCCGAAACTTGCTTTTGACAATCGCCCATGCGTCCAGCTCTTCAGGATTATCTTTGGAGTGACGTACCCATCCAAGGTCGGCATAAAACGATTTAGCGATCAGTTCTTCTTTGGTCACCTGTTCGTTTTAGGATACGATTTAAAAGCTACCGAACTCAATAGTACGAACGCCCTAAGGCTTTGCTCCTGGTACCTCTATCTCGGCTGATAAGCATGCAAACAGTGTTCTGGCTTCGTCCTTCTGAAGTATGCGGGCTTCCCGGTTCTTCGCGGCGCGGCGCCCGTGCAATTCGCGAGTTACTTTCTTGTGGCAGGGAATACAAAGAGTTCGGAAGTTTGAAAGATCACACTCGCCCCCACCTTCTACGACAGGGACAATGTGATCTGCGTCCCACCAATCCGAACTTGAACGGCCGTGAGGAATCCCGTGCTTTTCGCGAAACGCTGCCGCTGCTTCCAGATCGTTCCAGTGATAACCGGATTTGTCCGTTTTGCGAATTGCATCGTACTCCCGTTTTAGAGCGTCCGTGTCGAGTCCGCAAAGCGCGCATACCCCTTTGTCGCGCTTGTGAATCGCGAAGCGCATATGTGACGGGCTTGTCTTACAGCGCCATTCTTCAGAGCATTCGGGCGAGCAGTTGAACGGACGGCCTTTAGGTAACGGCCCTCCGCAGTTGTAGCAGATTTTCTCTCCGTTTGGACCGAGCGGGCGTTTGCGCGAGTAGACTCCCAGCGTACGCCGTTGCGTGCTCACGAAACTCCTATGCGCTGCAACTCCAGTGCAGCGCAAAACGAAGAATGCTCATATGCGTTGAAACGTCAGAACGTCTCCAACCTCAGTACTCCGTGCTCCCCCGGAAGGAAGTTCCAATACAGAACCGGCTTTTGTGAATTTTGCTTGTTTCATTCCCGGCTGCAAATCTCTCGCCCTGGCCATCACAGCTCCATCATTCCGCAAGTAGAGCACGTCAATCGGAAAGTTCATCCCGACCGTATGGATCGAGTTGCACTTTGGAATTAGCAGCCCTTCGCCGTCCTGCATCGACGTCCGATCGAGTAGCCCACGTATCCGTTCATGATCTGATGACGCTACTTTACAAACTGAACAGAGAAGGATTTGCTTGGTTTTATTGAATACTCGAAGGTGAGCCATAATTCGTCTCGCGCTGCTCTGGAATGCAGCGCGTTGAAGCTTTCGCTACTACCCCGCGCCCGGCTCCGCTACCTTTTCACCTTCTCCGAGAACTTGTTGCGGCGCGACATTAGACAGCGGCGACGGAATCAGAGCGTTGATCGCTCCGGCTGCCGGCGCAATAAACATAGCGGCTGGTGGGAACAGAATCACCCCAGCGGCCCCGGCTCCCATCACCGCAATATGGGCGATTGAGAGCCACAATCTTTTACTCTTCAGGAAATGCATGGTTACTTCTTCGCCGGCAACATTCGCTTTGATCCCGGCTGTAAGTGAACCTTCTTGGACAACTGGGAAGCGAGAGCTCCAAACGGATCATCGTCTGAAATTGTTTTCCCTGATAACGCGGCCGTGAAAGTTGCCCATGCCGTACCAGCATCTTTGCTGGTCAATGTTGCGTAGAGATTCGCGAGCGTGCCCGAATCGCCCAACAGCACCATCGTAACCGCAACTTGGCCAAGCGTGAACCCTAAGCTCATCACCCAGGATAGAAACGCCATGCCACAGCCGATGCTATCGTAGTTCTGGTCTGTCGGATCGACAGTATCCACGAAATCCGGGCGCCCGTCCTGATCCCAGGTCGGAGCGCTAACAAAGTCCGAAAGCGAATTGAACCCGATGACCATTGAACACCAGCGCGATAAGGCTTCACCAGTCGATAACCCGCAGAGCTGCCCATTCATTGAGCATTCGGACAGCTCAGCTTCAAAGAGCGCTGAACACCGAACCGAGGTTCCGAACGATGCACAGACCTCGATTGCGGCGCCCGTCGAATAATCACAGCCGTTATGATCGGCCCCGCCCGTTCCATCCGTTGCCCCACCGAGCGCGAACACGATCGCGTCAACGTGACCTCCAATGGTTCCAAATATTTTGTCATTGGCCTGCACGATACGGTCAGAATCGTTCAGCAAGTCAGTTGCGTTTTGTAACGCAGGAGCACCAAGCGACGGATCAACCCAGACCGTAACGCGTCCGCTCGGGCTGGTGCCAACAAATTGCGCGTTGCCGGCAAAGCTTGGCCACGCGGGCGCGGTCGGGGTGCCCGTGGGCGGCGGCCCTGGAGGAACCGGCACAGGCGGCGGCGCTCCCAAAGGGAACACTTGATCGAGGGACGCGTACCCGTTCGCGTCCCAGATGATCACTTCAAGCGCGCTGGTGTGATTCATTTTTATTGCCTCTTGACGGTCTGCGCTCTGGTAAGAACGTCCTGAATCCGCGCTTTGTCTGAGCCAAGCGCTTTCACTTGAGTTTGATACTTCGCGAGCAGGGCTTTCCCTTCTGGACTTGCCATCGCCGCGGGAGTCGGGCTTGTCGGCGCGTTGATCTGCGTCAGGATGATTTGAACGGCGCTCCCAACTGCTGAGATTACAGCGAGCACTTCCGCTACAGTCCCCGCAGGAAGCGAAACTGCCGCGACCTCCGCGAAGTATCCGGCAATCTTGGTGTCTTGGACAGCCTTCGAATCCGTGCTCCCAAGCTCAGTAACGGATTGTTCGCAGGCTTGCGAAATCCCTTTAGCATATGCTGTCGCGAGCGCGGCGGTTGGGCCGAGCTGAACAGAAAACGCTTGAATAATCGGTATCGCTGAATTAGCAGCAACTTCAGCAACGTCAAGCGCGGTAATCAAACCGGAGGTTCCACAACTGATCAGTGCCACGCAAAGCAGCACGGCCAAAGGCGCGCGAAGTTTTAAAAGTATGTTCATGTTTCTCCTATCGGGGCTTAGCAAACGCAGCAAGCGCGGTCTTGACCGCAGGGATCACGCCCGGCAGTTGCAACGCAAGTTGAGCGGCGTTTTGGTTGGGGAGAAATGGATTTGCGCTTAGGAACTCCTGCATTCCAAAAATTGGGTCAGGACTGTCAACCCACTTCAGCGCTTCCGCTACGTTACGTTCTGCGGGCAGTGCGCCTCCGTTCAAATCCTGGTCAACCGCATAACTCAGGTTGATAGCCAAGTCTTGAGGAACGTTCATGGTCGCGAGATCGCGCGAAGAGTCTACCCATTCCGCGGGCTTCTCGCTCTTCGTTTCCGGAATAAAGAGCGTTTCGGCGCCCTGCGTGACGTTCGGCTCAGCGTACAGGCGCGGATTCGATGCTCCTGCCCGTGCAAGTACGGCAATAAGTTGATGGCCCTGAATCAGCGTGGCGTTAAGCCTCGGCTCTGCTGATACTAGAAATGCAAAACTTCCCATTGTTTTTTCTCCTTTTGTTGTCCCGTTTCCGGTTTCTCACCTATCATACTCCAATTAACATCTTAAGCAAGTACCAAAGAGGCTATCGGCGGGGGACTGGAGTACCCCCGCCCAAGATTACAGGCTGTCGTAAACTTCCAGGGGACGGAGGAACCTTCCCGACCGGAACGTTCCCCGAAGTGTGGATGTCGGAGGAACACCGCACCTCACGGCCTTGCGCCTGACTGGGGAGAAAGACGCACCCCTGAGAAATCAAAATCCGAATGCGCTGCCACTCCAGGGCAGCGCAAAACGGAGAATGCTAGTTCAACTCGGTGACTTTGAAAGAAACTGCCAATCCAGTTGTAACTACCACTTGGAATACTGCGCTGAAAGGCGTCCCGTTGGCGTCAAGTGCAGAGCATGTGATATTTGCTGTGCCTGGCGCCGCGTACGCTACAGTCACTTGTGCGTCTTGTGAGACGGCCGGATTTGCGGTTGCCGTTGCGACCGAGGGCGTATCTGAAACATAAGTGACGTTCCCCTGAAACGATACAGGGTCACCGTTTGAATCAATCGCGGCCAGCGCGTACAAGTGCGATTGGCCGGCAGGATGGCTGAAAGTTGCGACTGGTGTCATTAGTTTTTCTCCAAGATTATGATTGAGCTTTCGCTTGAGAGTACAATACCACGGTTCTGGAATTTCGTATACACAGAAAGAGACGGCGAGTCCCACTTTACTGGGCATCTTCCGTTTTGCGCTGCACTGGAGTTGCAGCGCGGGGAGGAAATTCGGAATCACAGTACAGTTCGGACCCTATCTCCTGTCCCGTCTCGAATGCGGCGCGACAAAGCGGAGCTAGTATGGCGTAAAGGATACCAACAAACAGAATAGGCAGCCACAGCGGGGCGGAAAGGAAGCCAATACAACTGATAAAGAAATATCTCATTCATCGACCTCCGATTGTGCCGATACTCCAGATCGGCACAAGGCGAATACAGCTCATCATAGAAATCTTGAATTCACCCAACTTTGCACCCCATCCTGAAACTCGATCGCTCCGTAGGGCGTGTATCGTATTTCTCCGCATCCAAAATCCCAGATTGCTTTCCATTTCGGCGCAAGCAGGTTTCGCAATTCGCGCTCGATCTCTGCGCCGTGTGTCGCAATATGAATCCGCTTTACCTTTTGGTTGAGCGCTTCGAGCCCAGCGCGGAGCACGGCTAATTCGTGGCCTTGTATGTCCATGTCAAGCAGATCGACGAATTCGCGCTCCAAGAGTTCTGAGAGAGTAACTGTGTTGACTATCGAACCAAATTCGACGGATTCACCTGGCTGCAAGATTCGTTGTCCATACCATTCTGACGGCCGCCCAGTCATGAAAATGCATCCGCCCGGCATATCGGAAACGGCGGCCTGGATCAACTTATGCCGATCGGACTTCAGCCCGTTGTCCGCAAAGTTCTGTTTCATCCATTCATAATGAGTCGGCTCGGCTTCGACGGCGATTATCCGCGTGAGCCTGCGGGCAAACACGGCGCGCACGGACCATCTTCCGTATCCGGCGCCCAACTCCATGAACGTGTACGGCCCGCTTCCGGGCTTCCAGGCTTGGATCGATTCCAGGAGATCGAGCCATTCAAAATACTCTTCATTGAAGGCAGGGAGCCCCGTTGGACCGCACGCCGTGACGGTTTGAGCAATTGCTTCGCTTGTGAATTCGCGGCGGGATACTGTTCCTAAAAAGCTATCATGGATAAAGTCTCTTGGGATGAAGTCTTGAAAGATGGGGTGATGTTCGGGCACGTTTATTGGGCATCCTTCGTTTCGTGCGGCACTGGAGTTGCCGCACGTTGGGAGTTCTCTTCCCGCTGATCCTTGCGCCCGATGAAAAACCCGGCAATAAACATCACAGCGCCCGCAACGTGAGCGTGGCCAAGATCCACCAGCGCGCTAAATATCAGGCATGCCGCAAGGATGAATACAATTTCAGGCATCAGGTTTAACACACTTCCCCTTCTCAACAAAGTAAGACGTCTGCCATTCTCCTGAAACTAATGTTGGTCCTGGAAGATCAAAGTAACTTCCATCCGTTGCCGGCTGAAACGTGATCTGCATCAGCGGACGTTCCGAATAGCACGGCCCCGAGTAATGCCACGTCAAGAAGTCCATGAAGATTACATCACCCGGTTCCAGATCGGGCCGTAAGTGTTCCATCGGCGGAAACTTGTCGAGTTGGATCACTCCGCGTTCCAGCATTCCGTATTTGCGGGACCCTTTGACAAAGCATAATCCACCGTCGTTTGCTCGCATCTGCATGAGCGGGACGAAGACTGATATTTTCCGCCCGCCTGTGAAGTACGGCATATCCTGATGAAGTTCGACGGCCCCGGAGAATCCAGAATCTTTCAGAAGCAAGCGCGAGTTGTAGAGCGCGATATGCGGAGTGATCATCAGGGCTCGAAGCTCTTCACGTAGCTCGTTGCGTTGCGGCATGCACGCCAAGTAATCTGGAAGCGGCCCGCCTTCGACGAAACGCCCAACTCTTTTCAATCGGTTGTTACGGATATCCGTATGGACTTGGGATACTGCGTGATCAAATCCGCTCACGAATGCAGCTCCGAAGAAACCGCGCTGTACCATAACTCCGTCCGCGTGAAACTCTGCCCAGTCACTTAAAATCACTTTACCCCTTGACCAATCGACGGTAAGCCTGTAACCGGCAAACAACACAAAAGCGCTTCCTGAAGTCACATAGCCACAGCGGAGATAGATTCGGGCAAGGATTCCAGCCCATCAGCCAATAGAAAAGCGCTCTCATTCCGGCCAGCCCTTGCAACAGACTGAGTGCGTATGGGTGCGCGCTGTGACACACTCGCAACACATGCCGGCGTGTTCATCGTTTGCGCCCGCGGTCAGTATAGCGCCACAGTTTCCGCATTTCGTCGGCTCAAACAATGGTCTCAGCACGCGACCGGCTTCCGAAAGAAACTGCGTCAACCGGAACGGATCGGCAACAGCGAGACCAAACGCGAGTAGCGCGAGAAAGGGAAAGGCTATCACCAGGACGATGTAATCGAACGCGCGTCTCATTTTTTCACCAGGATGTGCGATGGACTCGCGATCGGCCTCAGTTCTACCTGTTCGGGAATAAAGTTGCTAATACAGTGTGGGCACAACAAGTACCCGACTCGATCGCTTAGTGTTTGTTTCGGCTCGCCCTCGGCGCTAATCACTGTGTCTGGGAACTTCAGATACACTATGCTGCACTGTGGGCAGTAATAGAGCTGGCCGATCACGCAGCGGCCCTCCGACTCTTCCCCGCGTTCAAGAGGCTTATGGCCGTCCGAAACATCTCATCGAAGGACTCCCCGCCGTGCTCTTTTGCGGCGGCATGTACGGCTTCTTCTGCCTTGCCAAACGACACGCCAAGATTGATCAGAGCAGAGAGCACTTCTTGTTGAGTTGTAGGGAGCACGTTATTTCCGTTAGAAGATTGTACACTATTTTTCTTGGGGCGTCCTGCGTTTCGCGCTGCACTGGAGTTGCAGCGCGTTGGGAGTTCTCCACGCGGGGCAAGCGGCCTTCCGGTCTGCCTAGCATCATCCGCCATCAGAACCGCGCGCGTTCCAGATGGGTTCACTTGCTGACCGCGGTTCACCGAAAACGCAATCCCAACATCAGACTTACGGCCCGATGCCTGAACTGCGCTAGACGCTCGCCCCGTCTGGAGACTCCTGATCTCCCTACGTGCGGCTACTCCAGGGCCGCACGAGACGAATACTGTTTCACTTTTTGAAAGCCATAAAAAGAACCGGGCAATTCGACTAAATCCAATCGCCCGGCTGAGAATCACAATGGAAGCAATTGACACCATGTAGCCTAACAGAAACATGTACCCAGGTAAAGAGCGAGTCGCGATGATACAGAGAGAGATGAGGGCGACACCTGCCAAGAAGCTGAGAGCGTGTTTCATGATTCATTCTGCTCTGAAACAGAGCACGAAATCAATAAAATAAAAGTACCAATATCGTCCTAGTACCACCGTACCGTGGGATAATCTACTCCCTCTAAGGCATAATCAATCCCGTGGCTACAGAACAGGAATGGTTTGCAATGGCCCAGCGCTCCGCTGCCGATTTCGCGGTCTTTTATAATGAGCAAAAACGGCTAGCCAAAAGAACGAGTCGTAGCCGCGCACAGAGGGCATACTAACAGAATAGACTTCAAGAACAGCAGCGGCAGCGTCAAGAACGGGAACGCCAGCGCAGAATAGATTTTCAAAATTTGCTGATTGAAGAATCTTTCAAGCGGGCCGAATTACAGACGTCTAAGGACGTTGCACGAAAGCAAATGCTGGACCGTCGCCGCATTCTTAACAATATCCGAACTAACTACACTCGCAAGGACTCCGATAACACGACCCGGAGGGATAGATTGGACGCTCACATGTTTGGAGCATTCTGCAAACGAATTGTGGAAGGCGTTTGCTACTGGTGTGGAAATTTGCGCCGTCCTTTAACAATAGACCACGTGCGCCCACTTTCAAGAGGCGGACAACATTCAATCAGCAATATCCAGGCATCTTGCAAGCCCTGCAACTCACAAAAGTGCGACAAAACAGAAGATGAGTATACGTCGTGGCTAGCTATTCGCGGATTGGCCCCAGCGTTAAATGCGGCCACAAAGAATGCATGGTTAGCATCCGAACAAGCACCTTAGACCAAATCACCTTACCTCATCCTCTGTTCTCGCCGTATCCGTTCCCGCGCTGCGATCTTTTCGCGCTCCCTGGCTTCGTGGACTTCTTTGCGCCGCTGATACCGACTGTACCGGGCTACCCAGAGATCAATCCAGCTCCATAAGCCAGTCGGCGTGTTGCCGCGCTTCGTTGGCATCAGGTTTCTTTCGTCTCGGGCTGCACTGGAGTTGCAGCCCGTGGGGGATTCTTCTTTCGGCGCCGTGGGCATTTGCACCATTGCGCAATTCTGACATCAGCCACGGAACGTTTTTCGATGATAAGACCGGCTCTCATCCATGAGGCGACCGAACGTGCGTTGTCCTTTGCGTATGCGGGTTCGTCCACGGCGCAAGCGAGCATCATCTTGCAATCTGGGCACAATCCCACGAACGAAGGCGTAGCGGCTCTCTCCTCTTCGGTTTTGTTTGACATCGACCTCCCATTGTGCTGCATTCCAGAGCAGCACAAGACGAATATTTCAGCTCGCCTTCTTCAAGTGTCTTTCCCTTAGCTGATCTCTAAGGTATTCCCCGCACACCCGAAAAGCCAGATCAAGCGAAGCTTCGAGCCCATCATCAACTGACTTCAAAATAAACTCCTGATCTCGGTACAATGCCACGAAGCGCGGACCCCATCCGAAGAACCTGGGATCACGCGGACATAGTTGCCCGAGAGTTGGAATCCCCGACCAAACCACCAGTACGGGCTTTTCTCTCAACTCCCGTAGGATCTCCTGCAAATCCAAGTCGTAAGTCTGGATGAATCGCGGCCATCCGATAGAATGCTGTTCGGCGTGATGAATCCAACACATTGGAATTGCGCGGAAGTCGTCCCGCTTTTGTCCCATCCCGCGGGCTTCGTCTCCAGCTAACCGCGGTGTGTGGCATGGCTGCACGTTGCGCGATCGTCCACAGACACAACACGGTAGCGTCTTGATAAAGTCTAGCCTATCTCGGGAACGCGGCGGCGTCACAGGCACTCCATGCGTTCAATCCTGCCTCAGCGCCCGCACGCCGTCAAGCCCCGGAAGTACCATTACTCACACTTCAGCATCTTTCGTTTCGCGCTGAACTGGAGTTTCAGCGCGTTGAACATTCGTACGTGCCCAACGGAACGAGAAAGCTAGTTTCTGCGGTCGCACTCGGGCTACCCGCGGAGCCCAACTGCCGAGCCTGGCCAGTGCACGATACAACTTAGACTCGAAGCGCACCTCAAAGAATTCGTGCTCTTGATTCACGTATACGACCTCACCGATCTTACCGGCTAACCGATGCTCCCCACCAAATCTAACTGTCTCGCCCAGCTTAAAATCGCTCACTTCGTTCCTTTCGGCTTCTCATGGTCAGATGCCTTATGCATCACGTGACAAGTTGCTTTGTCTCCACATTTGCAATCGTGGATCTTACAAACGCGGCGGCAGTAATCGGCCATGTCGGGCTGTTTTTCGGTCTGCTCTCCCCAGTCCACAAAAGTACAGTCATCGACCGGAAGTTGTGCTTGGCAATCAATTGCCGGTACGCCAGATTTTTCACACTCAGCTACGCGCTGAGATTTCAGCCGATCGATGCGGCGCGTACACGTGCAGGGCCGTCCCTTCGCTCCCCCGCACACGTCGATGGGCTCTTTGGTTGTCTGGGCGAAAGCTAGCACTCCAAGAAATAGTAGCAGAGCTTTCATGGACGCTCTTTCGTCTTGGCAGGGCACTGGGATAGCCCTGCCGCTGCACGGAGTGTTTCAATTCGGCGGTCGATGTAGAAACGGGCTTTCTCCAGATCGGTAACCGCGGAGCCTTTCTTCCCAGAGCGCGCAATGTACTTCACTGCGTTCCACAGAAGCGCGTCGAATTCGAGCCCCCAGGCTTCCAGGCACTTGATTACTTCGTGCGGCGTGTCCCCGTTGTAGTGGTATGGATGTTTTACCAACTCTCTTGCAGGCTGGTTCGGTCCCACTCGTAACGCTGCACGCGCGCGGGAGGCTTCACGCGCGACTTTCTTTTCAAGTACGATTTGGCGTTGACGCTTCGATGAAGACATAGCTTACACGCTCCGCAGTTGCATTTTCTGTTTCGCTGAACCCGGCCCCGCAAGTGCACGCGGTCGTAACGTCCCGTTGGCATCGGTCAGTATTCCAGACGCCATACCAGTTGTGATCCGATCTGATCTGCTGCAATTCGGTGAAACCCCGGTCCGAATGTCGCAGGCGTAGGCGCCGTGCTTCCGTTGTTAATGAAGACGCTCAGTGGTCCAAAGTTATCGACGTTCACCGTACACGGAAACGGAGCCCTGGTGGAGACGCACGCACTATCCACGATAAACTGCAACTCCATCCCATACACGACCTGGTTTATGAACGGATTCGGGCCGATACCGCTAACGCATGATCCTGTGAGGGGACACGGCGCGCACGTATACGCTTGCGTGCCGTTTTGCGAAGCGCATCGCAAGTCGGAGGCTTGTTGAATCTGATTGTGAGTTGCGAAGACTGCGGAATTGGTCACGGGCTGGAGGGCTTGTTGCTGAAGATTTATTTTGTTGGATGAGGCAAAGGCTACGACGATAAAGAGAAGCCCGAACGCACCGAATATAGCTCCTAGCGTGCCCAGTGAATCTTTCATGGTTTCAGAATCGGTAATTGGCTTGAAAGTTATCCGTAGCGAGCGCGGCAACCGAAAGTGTGATCGTGACTCCCGCGGCGGTGTAGTCGTTTCCACTCCCTGGTTGCAAGAGCTGCCCATTCTTGTACAGCCCTAATGAAGTGGCGGGGCTCGGAGCATTCGCAAGTGTGATTGTGCTGCCTGACGCTGTGACGGAAACGAAATCGGCAAAGTTGAGCGTACCCGCGGCCGGCGTCGGCGTCCAGCCCACTACTCCTCCGGGTGTCGTAGTCAGGTTGAATCCGGTTTGTGAGACGCCTCCCCCGAGCAATTGGCTTACGTTAATTTTGTTTGTGGCGGCGTCTACGATTCGCTGCATGAACAGGAAGAGTGTTGCGAGGGCGGCGAGAAAGAAGCCGTTGCGTTTGATCTGATCTGTTTTATTTTCCATCCGACTATTCTACTCCGTTCCTTCAGCATCCTGCGTTTCGTGCTGCCCTGGAGTGGCAGCACGTTGGGGGTTTAACGAAAACCCTTCGCCCGCAGTGATTTTTCGTATAACTCCAATACGTCCGTCTGACAATCTGCACGTATCCCCAACGCGCATACCTTTGAGATCGGCAGTTGCGATCCGGACGAAATTACGTTGCCCTCCAACTTTCACACGCACAGAATAGTAGGTTTCCATTGAGAGGTTCTTCAAAACTTTCTGAGCCTGGCGATTTCATCCAGAATTCGTCTGCGTTCGCGGCGCGCGGGGATTGAAACGATTTGCAGGCATCCGAAGACGACGGGAAAATTGATCGCAACACACACGAATGGATCAGGCTTATAATGGAAGCCCCAACAGAAACCAAGCCAGCCCGCGAGCCACAATATCAGCAACCCGGTTCCGAGGAAAATACACGTAAGATCTTTCATCGACCTCCGAACGTGCTGCCACTCCAGGGCAGCACAAAACGAATACAACTCACAAGCTTTTCCATCCGTAATTATCTCTCGATCCGTGAATGTGCTTCTTGTGCCACTGACGACCCGGCGTATTCTCCAGAGCTTGGGGTAACACGAGATCCCCCTTCAGTGTGTCTGCGGGCGGAAGAGTCTTCAAATACTCGCAGCACTGTTCGTGGAGATCGCGCGCCCGAAACGCAGAAGATGTCCACTCGGTAAAACTGCAAACGATGCCCTCGAAGTTAAGCGGTACATCCCGCAGTGTGGCGCCGCGCGAGAAGATGACTGGCTCCTGGTTCATTTGAAACCCACGCGTTCGGCGAATTCAATATCCTCGGTATCTCCGCACGGGGACGCAGCAATCGCAAGCCCGTCCGTCAGTTCCCAAATCGTCTTGCCGCAGTCCAGTGTTTCATCGATCACTGTTCCCGCTCGGTGAATCTCTTCATTCGCCGCGGTCAACTTTTCTTTTCCGTGATCTTCCGACCCGAGTTCGTGGATTAGCATTTGCAGATCGGCTGAGAGTAGAGCTGCGTTTGCTGAGATTCGAGCGAGACGGCGTACACGGTCACGAGTCCAGTTCATGATTTCAGCCTTTGCGTGATGACGACGGCGGGGGACTGGAGTACCCCCGCCCAACATTCCCGACTGTCGATAGCAACCTGAAGCCCTCGGCGTTCCGTCTGGTGATTCATGCGCTCAACCTGTTGGGTAGGAACTTGACACGGATCTCCCGTGCCAACACAGCCAAGACGGAACGCGGAAGGCTCCAAAGGTGATTGCACTCCAGAAGGCTACGGCGAAAAGATGCACTTGTCAAGTACTGGCAGGTACTACGCTTGTGAAATTTATTTGAAATACTCTGAGGACGGGTGTAGAATCGGAACCATGTCACCAAACACCGGCCCTCTCTTCGCTTGGCCGTTGGTGAATTTCCTTGTTGTGAAAAACGAAGGGCCGGATCTCCGCGTGAGAAAACCCGGCCCAACCTGCATATCACCAGACCATCAGGCACCACCCCAATGGAGGCTTCGACATGCCCATTATACAACAGTCTGAACCTGCGTCAAGACCAAAAACGCGTACCAGGTCTATTCAAGTTTTCCCTTCCGACGAGATAGCCGATTTCCAAGGATGTACGGCTGAAGAAATCGGCCTCCTGATGCAACTCCGCTGGCATGCCTGGTACCACGGCGGCATCGAAAACACCGAAGAGAATCTGTTCCGGCTTCGCAAGAGTTTTGGAGTTTCCGCGCAGAAATTTCGAAAAAAACTCGAATTTTTGATGAGATTCTTTACGGAAATCGACGGTTTCTTGTTCTTTACTGCCGATGAAAAACGTAGGCTTGGAGCTGAGGAACTTTCCGCTAAGTTACAGGAAGCAGGAAAGAAAGGTGGACAGAACTCCTGGAATGCGCGCCGCGGCGTCCCAAAAACGGACGTAAGCCTGGCTTCAGCTACCAACCCAACCCAACCCAACCTACCCCTTACAGAGGCAACAGCAGCAGCAGAGGAAACTAGTAGCGTTGTGGAACTCAGCAAAGCGGTGTCGGATGCTGCTGCCCAAAACCCGCATCGCAAACCGCCAAACCGCCAAGACACTGAATTTCCAAAGGCTTTGAAGCTGATAGCAACAGCCCACAATTGCAGAGACGTGACGGTGGGGTTCGTTGATAAGCTCGCAGCGGTCGCGCGGCTTGAAGATCCAGGGCTGACGGATGAAAGACTTTGTGAGGCAATCTACGCGGTTTTCAAGGGGAAGAAGCAAGAAAGTGCAGGGTTATTCCTTCATACCGTTCCAGCCTGGCTACGAAACCAGAAAGCGGCCTCGGCATGACCCGGACCCACGAGATACACGCGGAGCGGATGCGTAACCGTCCGAAGAGTCAACCGCGGGCAATTCCCCCGCCGAGGGTCAGGGCAATCATTCAGAGCGCGGCTCAGCGCTACGGAATAGAAGCGCGATTTATCCGTGACGGGCGCCAGCGTGGGCAACTAGCGTGTGCAGCTCGGCGCGAGATCGCGAGACAATTACACGCACTCGGCTTTTCAACCTCACTAATCGGTTACTGGCTTGGTGGTTTGAATCACACGTCTGTGGTACGTATGCTGAAATATTTTCCAAACACGAAACGGCGTGGACCTCAAACAGAGTTCGGAGCCGTAGACTACACTGCTTGGGATGAGTGGGCGATTTAACTAGGCTGTCCGTTCGCGACCGGTTGCGCGGGGTAGCGGTCTTTCTCTTCGATAGCGTCTCGCATTTCACAAAGCAACTTCACAACGGCCTCTTGTGTCGTAGTATACGCATCATCTGGGAAAAGTTTTTGTACCCGCTCCCTGATTCGTTCGTCGCTCGGATGCGCTTCCTTACGTCGCGTCAGGTTGTGGATGTTCCATCGTGTGAAGTCCGCTCCAAGCTTCTCTGCGGTCGGCGTGTCCATCTCGAAGCACATTGCCACCAGTAACCAGCCTGCGAACTCTCCACCGGCTTGCTGGGATTTCTGGATTGCTTCCGGGTGTTGCTTCTTGATGTGCTGCATCAGTGGTTTCATCAGTGCTGCAACTTGCTGAAGTTTTGCATCGGGGTTTCCACCGATGACGGCCGCATCACGTAAGAAGTCTGATTGGAAGACGTGGCCACAGAGAGTACACTTTGTGGGTTGGTGAATTAGAGTTGACATCAGTTCAGTTTCCTTTTCCGTTGGCGCTCTTCTGGGCTGTCTATCGAAGGTTGAGACCTTCCCGCGTTCGCGCGCTGAAGCGCTAACTTTCTTTCCGTGTTGGATGACCACACGGCTTTGATTATCGTGGTAGTGGCAACCATTTCGCCTCCACAACGGCAACTCGCTTCGTGTAATACGTTGCCGTCATCCCTGAAGATTCGCGCGGCGCCACAGTCGATGCAATACCAGAGTCTTCCATGATTCATTTTGGTACCGCGCTCTTCCTGGTCGTCTGTATGACGTCATTGTAAAACGCGGTCCACTTCGCGCGGTTTCCCGGCGATAGTTGATCCCACGGGATGAGAATCACGCGGAAGTGTTCATGCCACAAACGATAGACCTTTGCAGGCTCGCTCTCACGTTCCATAGAGATTGGCCTTTCCCAGCGCTGCAACTCCAGTGCAGCGCAAGACGGATTAAAAATCTCGCGATACTGCTTTTCTTTCATCTGGTATCCCAGGTTTCTCAGGATCATCATCGCCCTCATCTTCTTCGGCAGGTTCATCCGATAAGAATTCCATTATGAATCCTTGCACCTTCTCAGGCGGCTGCAACTGCTGAAGTAAAGCTTGGATGTTGGGCGCCGCAACCTGCTTTCGAAGTTCGAAGAGGGCAAGTACTTTCTCTGGCCCTAAACGCTTCGTCTCCCGGTACGAAAATTCTCCGTACTCTTCACAGAACCAATCTCGGAAATGCATTCCAGTGGCTTTGTGGAACATGTCCACCAGGTGTGGAGTTACCATGTCGAACATTGGTCCCATAGTCTGGTTGATCATTTCGAGTTCGTTAAACATGGCTTGTCGCTCCGGGTTCAGATTAGGATTCACTTGCTGAGCCTGTGGAGGCTCCTCTACGGCCGGCTGAGGAAGGGAAGGGTTACCCTGTACTGTGACAGGCGGGCGCATTGGTGGCTTCTGGCCTGCGCGGGCAATGGCAACCTGTGCAATTGCTCCCCCGACTTCCAAGAGTTTCTGACCGAGCGGTACAAGTACGCCGGCCCAGTCCGTTCCCGCGTTCGCTGAACTTCCCCCACCCCGGAACATGCCGGCAATCTCTTTCACGTCTCCAAGTTCTTCCTTTAGCGATCGACGCGGCTCCGCGGGCGGCGGCGTGCTGAGCTTCACCAGCAGTTCGCGAGAAAACTTTTGTTCGTCAGAAAGTTGAGCTTGCAGCGCGGTCAGTTGCCCCATTACAATCTGCATCACTCCCCCGCCGTCCGACTTGTTGACGCTCAGAATTTTCTCGACTAGTCCCATGAACTGGGCTGGATTAGCCATCGCCAGCATACGATCCGCGCTTTTCTCCATGCTCTCGATAACTTTTCCTGCCAAGGAATGTTGTTCGTCTGGCGCGGCGTCGGGCCGCAATTGCTTTACGGCGTTTACGGCGGCGTTGAACATTTGAGCGGCCTGATCCATGCCGGCAGACGTGCCCGCAGACTGGTTCTGTTGCAAACGTTTTACCTCCAGTGCTTCCAACATCGGCTTAGACCACGCCCAGTCTTTGTTTCTTGTATCGTTCAACCACTCGCCCAACGGCAAGCGCGGCGGATAGTCTACGTTCATGATTTTGAAGTAGTGGCTGTGTACCGCCTTGCTCTTACGGATGGAAGGATTAAATTGGTTTAATATTGCAAGGTACTTTCCGGACCCATACAACTCCATGACCCTGTGGTGGTCGATTGGCTCGGTGAACTTCATAATAAAGCTGTCATTCCCGGTAGCCTTTCGATCAAAATAAGGCTCACAACGGTACAGATAGACTGTGTAGAAGTCCTTCCAATCCTGTTCTGTCAACGTCTTAAGATCGTCAAAGAACGTCTCTCCGATATCTCCAGCTCCAATATCAGGCGGGCGGTCTTCTTCTTTGCGTGGCCGGCCCCTTCCGCGCTTCAGTTGTGTTTCAACCTCTTGTACAGGTTCACTTTGGATAGCTTCAGCGGTCGTTTCCGCCATGTTTCACGCGTCCTTTCACGCAATGTTCCACGTGGAACCTTCGTACGGGGGTACCCTGTGGGTTTACGGCCATTAGTATATATCATAACTGCGGGCTTGCGTATGAAAAATTTTGGAGGTTACACTCAACCTTCGTGGACTATCTCGAAAGCGGATCGATGTACGGCTCGTTAGATAGCGCTCCCGCGCAAGATCCGTCACCGCCAATGCCGGCGAGCGCGGCGATCGTAGCATCAAATCCCGGCCCCATCATTAAAGAGAAGATCCCTGCGGCTCCGGACACGGACACGTCAACCAGGCAGACGATTGCAAAGATGTGCGAGTACATCGCGGCCGGCGCCACAGATGACGTGTGCCGATACTGGGCTTCGCAAGCAAATGCTCAGTGGGGACAGCTCGGCGGGCCGTGTTGGGGCGTGTGGTGGCTGGTAAAACACGCCGTCAAGTTCGCGAAGGATGAGCCGCGGTTGTTTCAGATCGGAGAACCGGAAGCGCTGGACTTGTTGATTGCGCCCGCCGTGCTTGTCCGCGAGCCGGCTCCTAAAGAAGATTGCGATGGCTTCACCATGCTTGTGTGTTGTCTTCTCAAGATTCTCGGTATCCCATCTGTAATTGTGACGGTGGCGGCCGATCCGTCCGACCCTGAACGCTGGTCGCACGTGTTCCCAATGGCGCAAGTGAACGGCGGGTACTTTCCGATGGACTGCTCACACGGCAAGCAACCGGGCTGGATGGTTCCACGCGATCACATTACACGTTGGCAGGCGTGGGACTTGAACGGCAATCCAGTGCAGGCGTTCCCGACGCAAACGAAGAACACGCTGCACGGATATCTGCCCCGCGGCTCGAAGATGCGTAAATCGCGCGGAGTGATGCGGCGCCGTGGAATGCGCGGGCTCGGACAGGACACCTCCACTACGTTTGAGACGATCGACACGGGAACCCCCGGATTGTTTTATTCCGTTGGCAATGACGGCTCTGTGTATGATCCGCTCGGCAATGCGATTACGGATTTTTCTACGGTTCCAACTTCGATTACCAATCAAATCAACTCCGCGCTTAGCGATTTGAATCCAGTCGCGAGCACAGCAAACAGCACGCCGGCAACACCTGGCACGAACTGGGGGAACGTCATCAGCAGTCTTGTGTCGGGCGGATTGAAAGCGGCACAGCTCGCGACTCTTCCGCCTGGTTACGTGATGGGTGCGAATGGTCAACCAGTTTACACGGGGCAATCTCTTGCAAACGCGCAACTCACTTCCAGCTTTGCCGGCATACTTCCTTGGCTTGCAATTGGTGTTGTAGCGGTACTCATCTTTGGTGAGATTGGAAAAAAGTGAGTGTACGTTTCTTCAGCATCTTCCGTTTCGCGCTGCACTGGAGTTGCAGCGCGTCGGGCAATCGTCAAACGTGGCGTGCAGCGATCGCGGGGCATGGGCTCCGAGGCAGCTTGGCAGCAAGGGGCTGGGATTGCAAATGCGATTGCGCCATTCACTGGGCCGGCCGCGCCATTCGTTCAGGCTGCTGCACAGCTCGTGAGTATCTTCGCTCAAATCTTTTCCGGATGCGGCGCGACTTGCACGCAGGCTACAACGTACGCGAATCAGGCAGGCGCGCAACTAGACACGTTGAAAGCTCAGTACTTCGCGTTACCGACTCCGCGGCCTTACGAAGCACAGCAAGCTTTTTTGCAAGCGTGCAATCAGATTTTCGGCTGGCTCCAGCAGATGTGCGGAAACCCGGCATTGGGGAAAGCGGGACAGCGCTGTATTGCAGAGAGACTCACGCGGCGAGCATGTCCGAGCACGTTGAACGATTCGAATATGGGCGGCGGGCAGATTGGCTTCTGCGATTACTGGTCTTTCTTCTACGATCCAGTTGCGAACGATCCGGATGTAGGCCCGCCTCCGAGTCCAGCGGCAGCCGCAACGTCTTCCGTAACTTCTGCAATTTCGGCCGCTCTTCCCGCGTCAGTTTCCGGTTTGCTCACGGCTTCTGTTTTCGGATTGCCACTGTGGTTGATTGGCGCGGGCGGGCTTGCTCTTCTTTGGGCGGTGAACGAATGAGACTCATCACAGCAGTTGTGCTTGCGCCTACGCTCCTACAACTCGCTTATACGTGGTGGCATCAGACTCTTTTAGGTTGGATATGTTCCTGAAAGTTGAGCAGGGTCTTTCCGGTCTCCCTCAAACCGTTCTGATGCGGCAACCAGGCGGGCGAATGATCCGCGTTCGAATGCCGATCGTACTGAGGAAGCGCGGCATGCGCGGGCTGGGCGTGACGTGTCCTGCGGGTTTAGTGCAGGCTGCAAACGGCGGCTGCATTGATCCTGGTTTTGCTCCCAACAAAAACAACGTCCAAGCCGCGGCTCCGAAAGCAGTGAACTACGCGAGCGCGCCCGGATGCAACGTGGTGAACCTCGCAACGAACGAATGCATGTTGGACGACGGGACTATCACGGGTTGCAACATCATCCAGGAGTGCGATTCACTCACGGGTAATGGGCGTTGTCAGTACGGGCCGTTCCCTGGTCAGGCAGCGGACCCAACGTTACCGTTTTGCTCTGGAAGCGGGCCGTCCGTCGCGTATACGCCGAATCCGAATCTCACGAATCCGACCGGGCCGTCAACGCCGTTCACCCCAACGAAAGTGTTTGCGGCGAATTCGGGTGTTGTGCTTCCGGCTGGCTCGCAGGCCTCCATCGCTCCATCTAGCGGCGCCCCATCGTTAAGTTCAACGAGTTCGCCGGCGTCATCGTCAACGCCAGCGGCGCCCGCGAATCAGCAAACGAATTTTCTTCAGCAACTCTTGAGCGGCCCGAATCCTCCCGCAGGCGGATCGAATCCCACGACAGTTGTAGTGCAAAGTGGTGGCGGCTTCTTCTCTGAGAGCGCGGATATTTTCGGCGTGCAGATTCCTTACTGGCTTATCGGCGTTGTGGTAATCGGCGGCGGATACCTGCTCATGCGTGGAGGAAAAAAATAATGGCCAAAGACGACACGATGGGCGAAGTGATCAAGTGGGTTCTGATTCTCGGCGGCGGATATCTCGCTTACGAGTACGTCATCGCGCCGATGCTGGCCGGCACTCCCGCGGCCCCTGCTCCGGGCTCAACGTCATCGGGCTCTGGATCATCTGGAACGGGTAGCGGTTCAAGTGGTAGTGGCTCGGGAACCGGCTCCGGTAGTGGCAGCAATCCTCCCCCGCCTCCAACGTGTACCGTTCCTGTTTCTCATACGTGCCCTGATGGAACCGTGATAACCCAGATGCCGACGAATCCACCAGCGTGCAATCTTATCCCGGATCAAGGCTGGTCGAAGTGTCCGGTTCCGTCCGCTGCAACTCAAACGCAGAACGTTGCGAACGCGGGAAACTTCGCGCAGACCTTAAACGCGCGCGCGATAACAGACGGTGTTCATGCAGCGAATCTACTGCCGGCCTCCACTGGTTATCCGAACGGGCAGGCAGTCTACACGCCCCAACAGTGGAATTATATTTTCAATGAGCTGTACCCGAACAACACGCAGAAACTTCCAAGCTCTTCTCAACTGATGACCGCGGCGGATTATACGCTCGCTCGCGCTACGGCGTTCGGGCAAGCCGGATTTACAGGGCTCAGCGGCCTTGGGCAACTCATGCGCGTCGGGCGTCAACACTTGCGAACAGGCGGGCGCCCGCCGATGCGAACCGGCTACGTTCCAAGAAGCACGCCTATGCGGAGGGCCGGCTAAATGCATCCGATGTGGCAGCGGCGCGGCTTTCGGGGATTGGGGCAGACGTACTCCACAGTTTCAACACCGAGCGGTGATTACCAGATCGTATCAGCCGCGGACGGATCTCAGACCATCTTTGATCCGAGCGGGAATGTAGTTCCGTCGATTCCATCCGGCACGGCGCCCCCTGGATTCGCTGGACCGTTGCAGGGTTCGCAGACGTACTCTGGCAACGTTGCGATTTCTACCAATTCACTCGCGAGCATGTTCCCCGGCATGACTGGAACTACGAATATTTTCGGTACGTCGGTTCCCTCTTGGCTCGTTCCGGTTGGGCTGATTCTTAGCGCGCTGGTTCTCTATAAGGGGTTTACGAAGTGACGCCAAAAACTGGAGTACGCATGAAAAAAAATCCTCCTGCTCCAGTAGAACGACTAAAAGACGCAGACCCACGCGGACGCATGGACGTAGCGGCCTATCGTGGCGCGGAACACTTTGCAAACGAGATCGGTCTGAAGGAAGTTTGGAACGCAGGGCTCGGAGAATTAGTAGAGACCGTGATTCAAGGGACGATCCCATCGAAGCCAATCACAGGAAAAGATATTGCGCGCGAGCTGGGCTTAGCGGGGAGGAAGCGCGGATAGTGCCTTACCTCACCAGAGGAATGCGGATGCGGCGCGGAGTGGGACAGTTCGCTACAGCTACGCTTGGGCCGGCCGGAACTGGCATCGCTCAATATGACGCGAGCGGCCGTTATCTTGGCGGAAGCTCAGTGATGGACTGGTATTGCGGATCTTCGATCGGTCAGACGTTCAGCCCGGCGACATGCGCGATCCCGACGCCAGCACAAATCACAGCTTCGCAGACCGCGGAGCTTGCGACTACTTCAGCTCCCACGGCGGCGCAGTTAGCAGCGATCGCGGCGGGCAATGCGGCTGTGGCGGCGGATGCAGCGGCGAACCCGGCAAACTACCAGCAACAAATCGCGGCGGCAAACTGGCCCACGCTTTCAGCGCTGATTGGTCCCGCGGCAGTTCAAGCGCTCTTTCCGGTAGACGTGACGGACCCTAACAATCCAGTTCCGCAAATCCCCTGGCTACTGATCGGGTTGATTGTTCTCGGTGGTGCAGTTCTCTTGGGAGGGCGGCATTGAGCTACGTTCAATACACTCGCCCGAAAGCTCCGCTGCCACAGTGCGGCGCGTTGAATGCGCGAGTCAAGCCGATGGATGAGACGTGGAGTCCCGCTGATTTCGCTGCATCGGGCATGAAGCTTTCACCGCAGCAATGGGGTTCACGCGGGATGGGTCAAGACTCGACTTCGACCGATGCCGTAACCGGGATCTCGATTCCGAATCCACTCACCGCTTTTAGCAATCTGTTTTCATCGACCGACTTTTCAACGTGGGGCGTGGGTGAGTGGGTTGTTATTGCCGCGGTTGGGTTCCTTGCGTGGAATCTTGTACAGGGAGTTTTTTCGACGGGCAGATCAGTAAAGCGCGCGGTCAGAAAACGGCGGCGGCGAAGTCAACAGCGCCAATCCCTAATGAGTCAATTGGAGAGCATATGAGGGGACTCGGAGACTACAACCGTACGTCAACGCCGTGGGGCTGGGAATATTACCCGCCTCCGTATCGATTCGCCTCACCGTATCGTGGCCCGCATGGTGTGACGGCTGATTACGCGAATGCTCGCTACATGGGCATGACAACGCGGGCGCTGAGTAATCCAGGGCTCGGATGCGCTGGTGATTGCGGTTGTGGGTGTCAAAAAGGAATCGGCCAAGTCGATCTGTCCTTCCTGACGAACAGCGTTACGGTTTTTGGTTTCACCTTCCCAGTCTGGATTGGACTTGCGGCGGGGATCGGGGCGATTGGTTTGATGAGTGGGTTGAGCGACAAAAGGCGATGACTCTAAACCTCACAACGATGGGAGTACCGGCGCTTCCGGTAGTTTTCACGGACGAGGGATCGGCCGCGCATGTCGGCATTGGATTCCTGGCCGGTTACGTTCCTCCTGCGTGGGGCTTAGCAATTGCAATGGTATTTGTGGGCTACCAACTTTCTCAGGTGGGTCAAGGCGTCTCGTGGGAGCGGACTGGCGGCGAAGTAATCGAGTTTGCATTGGGAGCTGCAATTGCGGCGCTGGTGGCGAAACATGCGTAGAAATACATCGTTCGGTTCACCACGAATGCGCCAACCAAAAGCGAAGCATGATTACGATATCCGTTGGCAAGGGCAGTCCATCGGCAACATATACGCCACCAGTAAAGCGGATGCCCTGAGACAATTCCGCAGTTCCCGCAATACTAGCAGTGCTATCAAGCTGACTGCGGTGAAGCGAAAGAACCCGGCGAAGTTTGACCGATGCGTGGCAGACGTAAAGCGGTCGCTCGCGAAAGCGGGGCGGGCCGGAAACGCATTCGCAATCTGCACAGCTTCCCGAAAAAATGCTCCTGACTTTCGCCTGTACAAAAAAGCACAGGCGGCGGATGAGCGTTATCAACGTGCCCTAGAAAAAGAGTACGGTGGCAGAGCGGGAGACATGCGTTACAGCTACTCCCAAACTGCCAAAATCAAGAAGTTGGGCGAAGCGAAGAAAAAGGCAGATGCGGCTTGGCTTAAATCCATGCGAAGCAACCCTGCTGAAAAGTGGAATCCGCTTCTACCATTGGACATCTTTACCGCGACGTTGACGCCCAATGTACTCGGCTCGATCGAGAAGGAACGCGAGAAGATCGCCCGCGGATTCCGACACAAAAACCCGAGTAGTGGTTATCGTGGCAAGTCCGTTAGAGAACTCGAAACGATGCGGGCGTATGCGAATGCACGTGCATACGATGACGACTGGCTTGTGAGAGATCGCGGGCGACGTGACGTCGAAGCAATTGACAAAGCACTGAAGACGGCCCGGAAGCGCGAAGCTAAAAAAGCGAACGCAGGCGACTACAGTTTCCGGAAATCCAAGAAGCGCATGAAAGGCGCGGGCCTCTACGACGAAATGGTTTTGCGGCGGCACTCTGGCGGCGATAAGGTAAAGCGGATTCCAAAACAGTTCCGTAAGCATCCAGGCGTGAAAAGCAATCCGGCGAACCCCGTACCAGCGGCAGAAGAGCGTTATCAATCGTTTCACGGACGGCCCAGCGAAAGACTCGTGAAGGTGCGGACCACGCTCCACACTCACGACGTGCTAGCGGGAATCGGGGATCTTCGCAAGCTTCGAATCAAATCTAAAAACGGCCACTGGAAAGTGACCGTGAAATTCTCGAAGCCGTATCCCATTTTGTCAATGAACGAAGCGGCAACCCAGCTCTACATCGAGGGGGGTGATCAATCCGTGAGCCTAAAGGACTTCGGCATCAAGACGGCCCACGAAAAGGAAGTGCTCGGAGAAGTTACGGACGTGTGGTACTTCACCACGAAAGATCACTTGCGACCGGAAGACGGCGGCACAGCGGTCTATCACCACAAGTTCGGGCGCATCAAGCCCACTATGATTTACGACGTCCCGAATGAACTGCTCGAATTCGCGGGTGGCGGCTACACCATTCCAGACGAGGGGATCGATCAATAAACGACATGGCGAAAAAGCGCAGAGCAAAAAAGAAGAACCCGGCAACTCGAAAAGGTAAGACCGGGCGCTGGATGAAAGCGAAGGCGGTAAAAGTAGTCCGCAAAAACGGACGGCTTACCGTGATGGTGAAACGGTGAACAGAGATCGATTTATGTCTTTAATTCGCGGAGCTAAAGGTATTGGGCATCCTGGCGTACGCCCGACGTTCAGCCTATGCCACACGACAGCGCGGCTCCCTAACGGTTGGAGGGCCGCGGCGCAAGCCTGGCACGACGCAGCGGACAACCCCGGCGACATCGAACACGTTCTAGTGACTGATGAACCGATCTCCGCGGCGCCGATCTTCGCGGATACAAAGTTTGGCGTGAATCGCGGTCGTAAGTGCGCGGTAGATGGCTGGAACAAATCCGCAGAGCTATCGACAGGAAAGTTTCTGATCACGCTTGCGGATGACTGGTTTCCCTGCCCTCACTGGGATACGGAATTCCTAAAGATGATTCCGGATCTCGACGGCGAGCACGTCTTAGAAGTGGACACGGGCGGAAACCACGGACTACTTACGTTCTCACTTCTCACGCGTGCGTACTACAAAAAGTTCGGTTATCTGTTCTGGCCGGAATATCTCGGCATGTACGCGGACAATGAATTCACGATTGTCGCGCGGCGTGACGGTGTTGTGATCGATGCCCGGCACTTGTTCTGCGAACATCGTCACCCACTCTACGGACACGGTGAGATGGACGCGACCCACAAGCATCAACACAGGCGCGAAGCCTTTGAAATCGGTGAAGAAATTTATCGGCGGCGGCTGCATCATCTCGGATTCGCGAAAGAGTACACGCCTCCGCGGGGCTACTCTATCGCGATGTGTCTACCAGGAACCAATTTCGGCCCGGATTACCTCGCAAACACTCTTGCCCTTTCGCACTACATTGCGAACGAAGCGAACGTGTTTCCAATACCCGGCTGGGCGCCGAATCCGCACATTATCCGGGAAGGCATGGCTCACCAGGTAATGCAGATTGATCCTCTGCCGGATCTGGTGTTGTGGATCGACCATGACAACCTCGTCGCGCCGATCGACTTCGCGCGGCTCTTTGCAGTGCTCAAAGAATTCCCCGAGATCGACGGCGTTGCGGGTTGGTGCTATTGGGGACAAGAAGACGGGCCGTTGAATATTTCATGTGGCGTCTACATGGACGGCCAGCGGCACTACTTGACGGAAGCGGAATTGAAGAACGGGCCGAATCAGCGCGAGATCGATTTTACGGGCTTCCCGTGCTTTCTGATGCGTGGCGAGACTTTGAAAAAAGCCGGCCGTCACGCATTTGCGCCGATCGCGGATGAAACATTTCCGTACGGCTTCGTTCCGGAAGATCTCGCGTTTTGCCGCAGAGCGAAGGCGGTGGGGTGCAGATTCATGGTTGACAAGGCGGTATATGTTCCTCATCGAAAGGTGCAGAACTTGGAGCCGCGGGAGAGAGTCAAGGCAGTTTCAGTTGCGTAGAATGCCCCGGTTAACCGGGCTAAAGGGAGAAGGTATGAAGACAAAACATCTCATTGGTTTTCTGGCGGCATTGTTAGTGCTCGCGTTCTTCAGTGTCGCCTTAGTTGTTCACGATCAGCATTCAATTCGGCAAGTAGCGGCGTTTCTCGGATTCGCAAGTTTACTGTTCGGAACCGTGACGGTAACGTATCAGGTACCTGTGTCGGGGACTAGCGCGCCCACGGCTCAGCAAGTGTATGGGCTTGGGTTAATCACGGCCCAGGTGAATTCGGCGGATACAGACGCTTCAATTGTCATCACGCATAATTTTGGCCTGGATGCTGGAGAACTTGCGGCGCTCTATCCGTTCGCGATCATCAACCAGGTTTCGGGTGGAACCACGTTACCGCAGTACACGTTTTCAAATACGGCCAATGCTATGACGATCGGTAAAGCTTCAACGTCGGGCACTGGTGGCACATTCAACGTGTGCGTGTGGCGGCCTCCGACAAATCAGCGGCCAAGGGTTTAGCGGAAGCAAGGTAAAACATGGCCCAAACCACACGGGAAAGAATCATCGCAAACCGAGGACGGCGGAAGATGTCTGCAAAACAAATCCGCTTCTTCGGTACGCCAGCGCAAAAAGCGCGGCTTCGCGGAACGCGCAAGCGTTCAAGCTCTTCGCGGTCGAACACTCGCCATCGATCGAGACGCAGAAGGAATTCCGGCGAGATCATTGGTTACACGTTTGCTCAACCGGCAAGCAGAAAGAACAGAGGTAAGAGGAAGATGGCAGCTACAAAGAAGCATCATCGTAGACGCCGTGCCCGCTCCGGTGGGCATCGCGTTAACCGTCGTCGAAACACTGGGCGTCGGAGAAATTACGTTCATCATCGTCGGCGCAACACTGGACGTCGGCGCATGAATTACCGTCGTCGGAATCCCGGCGAAGGCATGGGCCGTATCTCGTCCATCGCGATCAACGCAGTTTTCGTGATTGTCGGCGCGGTGGGCTCGAAGCTTCTCGCTCAAATGGTGTTGGGTTCGAACAACACGGGCGTAGTCGGATACGCGGCGAATGCGATCGCGGGCGGCGCAATGTGGTTCGTGGCTGAAAAAGTCATGCACAACAAAGACGCAGCCAATGGCATTATCGCAGGTACCGCAGTTGAGATCATCCTACGGCTGATCAGCGACTACACGCCGTTCGGTTCGTATGTGTCCGGATTGGGCATGGGAGATTACCAGGCGCAAGCGTGGCTCACTCCCCAGGTGCTTGTCAATCCGTACCAGAATGCTGACATCCAATGGCCGCAAGGTCTCTTGTCGGCAGTAACCCCGCCTCCCGCGGTGACTATGCCGGCTTCGGCGGGCATTGCCTCGGGTATGGGCGACTTGTACGGCGGCAAGAGCGGACTGTACTAAACAGCGGGCGCGGCTCTGTAATCCAGCGGGAAGGGCCGCGCACGCAAATTCCCGCTGGGCAAAATCTTTTGAAAGAAGGAAAAGGAAATGATTCCACGCAAACTTTTTCTAGCGGCGTTAGTCCCGCTCGCGCTTTTGTGCGCTGTGGCTTACGTTGCTTACTCCCCCCGACCCGCAGTAGCGCTGATTGAAGCTATCGGCGCGCTCGGCATGATCGGGATGGCTTATTCGGGTGGGGCTCCCCAAATCATGAGCGCATCCGAAGCCGCGCAAGCGCGTAACACAAACGCGATTATGCAAAATTGGGTAGACCGTGGCCCCTGGCAATATTGGGACACGATCTATTTCGCAAACGCAGCGGCCGTGCCGAGTCAGATTCAAGTCTTCCAGAATCAGATCGGCGCGGTAAACACGCAGGGCGCAGTGGGCGGCCCGACTAACGGAGTCGCTAAGTCGAAACTGCAAACCAACCTCACGCGATCCGCTTCGAATGGCCTTCCGCCTCCCCGTTGCCTCCTGCTACTCGCGATCGAGTTTCAGTTCTCGCCCAACTTCTTGAAGCCTGACATTGACGCGATCGTCAACACGGCCTACATGGAGTTTCGCATTGACGACAAGATTTTCCACGAAGGCTCGCTCATTGAATTTCCTTCGGGCGGCGGCGTGACGGGCGTAACCCAGAATTCGGGTGAGTCTTGCTACACGCTCGCTCTTCCGGCGCCTCAGTTCTCCAGACGTTATCAGGACTGGGCGAAGTACATCGCTCCCCTTCAGCAGTTTTCAATGGTGCTGAACTTCGGCGGCGGTGGCATCGTGGCCCCGACCATTGGAACCGGTTCGACCGCGGGTAACTACGTCGGCGGATCGACGTCGGGCACTCAAGGGACTACGGGCGGGCAGTCTGCCTTCCTACGCGTTGTCTTGGATGGCTTGACAGATCGGTCGGTCCAGTAACACTGTATCAACGGTTGCGTGCTTCTTATACCGAAAGCAACGACCGGGCGGGGCTGGTGGATTCTTCGCGGACCTCATCAGCCCTTGCTTAAATATTCGTCTTGCGCTGCACTGGAGTTGCAGCGCGGAGAAAGATCGATGAGACTACCGAGGTATCGAGAAAGCTTCAGCGCGCTGAAACCCCAGTTCAGCGCGAAACGGAAAATGGAGAGGTAATGTACGTAACTTCTGACATGGCCTGTAGTCATCCGAACAGCGCAACCCCGCTGACTCAGGCACAAGTGACCGCGCAGTACAACCGCGTGATGCGTGTCGGAAGCAAGTTCACGTCAGGGAACGCGATTTTGAGCAATCTGGTTCAGCAGTTGGGTGGAATCGGAATCGGCAATCCTCCGGGTACGACACCACGCACTACAACGCCCAACTTTGCAAACTCCCCGGCTTGCTCGACAGCAGTGTTACCGGGCGGTGGTGGTGAGAAATTGTACGGCCGGCGTATACGGGTTCCGGGCGGTGGCACAGGACAGCCGATAGTCCAGGCAGACGGGACGATCGCGCTACCGTCAACACCAGGCGCGCCCGCGGCTCCGGCTTCAACCAACGTGAATTCGGTTGGATCAAGTAGCCCCGCGCCGATTCCGTCGAGTACTGCCGGCGTTTCTCCCGCGGCGCTTGGCCAAGGCGCAGGAACTCCAGGCGGATCGAGTCCGGGAGCGGGGCAGCCGTCAACCACAGTGACATCGGCCGGCTCAGCGAATTGCGCGCAACGTCCGACGTATCCGACTCCGGTACCTGGCAATGGTCTTTCAGCCCCACTTCTGTGGGGTCTTCTGCTGCTCATAATTGGAGCCAGCGCACTGACGGGCGGTAACGAGTGAATGGACGACAAAGCGTTTCAGTGGTTTCGCGAAGGCATAGAGTTAGTATCCGTGCTGCTCGCAATCTGGTGGCACTCGTCGGCGTCAAAGCGTAGGCAAGAAGAGATGCACAAAAAGAACGATGAGCGGCTAGCAGTGATCGAAGAACGGGTTAGCCTGATTTACAAGTGGATGCAGTCGGTAATTTTCGGGATCGGTAGAAAGTCACAATGAGGCTTGCGAACATCACGGATTACCAGCTCGGCGCGTGCAATAAGTGGAGCCTTGGGAATGTTACCAAGCTCGCGATCGCGCATACAATCCCTGTTTATCAGCAGATCGCAAACGGCGCGATCCTGAACGACGTCGAGATCGCGACTCCATCCGAGCACGATTTTATCTGTAAGGTGGTCAGTTCGACCGGCGTAACCCCTGGAACCCTGGTACAGATTCAATGGCCGGATGGCCGGTATCTTTCAAACCCAGGCGTCGATTTCTTTTCGTTCGTTGGAACCGGGCGCCGCGGACGATTGATCACTCCCCACAAGCTTTGCCCCAAATCTTCAAAGATCCGGCTGAACTTCGATAACTCGCTCGTGGGTTCAACGGCCAATTTGGAAATCTACTTTGAAGGCGTGATCCTGGTAGACTTGGTGAACTCATGAGCACTTTCGGAAATCCCCTCGCTCCCCCGTGGATGGGCTTCACCCCGGTCATCTCGGGGATGCAGGATCAGGAATGGGACGTGGATCTTCCAACGGTTCTGGTTCCTTCAAACTCTTTCGTCATGGGGCAGATTCTTGCGATTGACAGTGATGCAGATTTTCTGTGCGCTGAAATCCAAACCGCAATTACACTCGTGACCGTCGATACAGTCCCCAACACCACAACGGCATTACCTTCGGATATCCGCGTGAGAATCCGGGACGGGCAGGGAAGGCTATTCACTTCGGACTTTGTGCCGATCTCTGATTTGAATGGACCGCTCTGCCCTCCCTGGCCGTTGCGCCGCGGCTCAGTGCTCTTGATCGATTACCAGAACATCAACCAAACCGTGGGTGAGGTTGTAAGCGTAGTGCTTTTGCTCAAAGGCTGGAAAAGAAATCAGTGCGCGGATATTTCGGCGTTGAACCCGCCATACACGCCGATGTATCGCACGTATCCTAAACCGGCAAAGGGTCAGGAGTTCGAAGACTTCGAGTATCCTTTCACCTTCACCCAAGCAGCCGCGGTTGATCTTCTGAAAATTCCACTTCAGACTGACAATGACGCGGATTTCTGGTGGTGTGCGACGTCAGGCGACTGGAACACCGCAAACAATGACGTCGCGACGGTGGGCGGCTTGGGCGTCACTTTTTATGATGCGATCGGGCTTTCGATGATTCAATCTCCGCTCATCAATCCGTGGGGCTCGCCCGTGTCGGGGCTGTTTCGGGAATCGGTATTCAGTTCTGGCGGTGGGCGCCCAGCTCCTCATTGGCCGGCAATCTTCATTCCGCGGGGCGGTGTAGTTCTGGTTGATCTGAGCTTTGGACAGGGCGGGACTTTGCGTTTCTCACTTCGCGGTAAAAAAATATATGGGGCGTGCCAATGATCGAAAGACCACAGTGGAACGTCTTCCGGTTTACAAACCCGGCTGCAACCGCGGGCGCATCGGCTCTTGGTCAGGAAATCACACTTGACACTGACGCTCCGTTTCGCATGACCGGAATCGCAGTGTATGTGTTCTCTTCCACGGGTGCTCCGCTTGGTGCGGCGCCTAACATTGGGCTGACACTTCGTTTCACCATGCCGGATCAGACGTGGGTACAAAAACATCTTGACTCTTGTCAGATGTTGAACCCGTTCGATAACCAGGCAGTGAACGGAGCAGGTTCGCAGACAGCTCCCTACTACTCGTACTTTTCGGCGCTCAAGAAAAACATCTTCTACCCAAACGCAACTTCTATCATTCTCGATTTATCCGAAAATGCGTTTGTTGGCGATAAGCTAGTGATGGTCGTTTTCACGGGGACAAAATTGTATGGTGAAGGCTCGGTGTGGTGGCCTGTGCGTGACCCGTCGAAGCCAGCGCGGCCCTTCGTTGGGTACTCGGTACAGTTCGACAATAACAAACTGCCATTGCTAAACGTTCCTTTCGCAGTGAATCCCGATGCGGATTTCTGCTGGCAGTTCAGCGCGCAAACTTCGAACCCAGGCAACACGCTTTCTCCAGTGGGCGCGATCCGGAATGTTGGGATCAAGATAAAGGACTGGACCGGAAAGTATTTCATGAACGATTTCGTTCCTCTGGATTTGATTTTTGGCTTCAATAACCAACAAACACCCGGCCTGATCTACCCCGAGATTTACATTCCGAAAAATCAGTTGCTCTACTTCGATCTGGTGGCCTTACCGTAATGGGCGGATTCGTATTTGCAAACTCGATTAACGGGCGCGGCGGTTCGCCTTCGAGTGATGACTTCGGTTCGTTCCTGACTCCGATCACTGGGCCGGATGGAAGCTCCAATCCTCCAGATGGTACAGTCCTGAACTCAATCGCTGTACTCGGGCCGTTGAATAGCGCGAGTGCTCCAGGTTACGCCGATGTGATTGTCCAGACTTCCGGATTACCAGGAGTGTGGATCGGGCAGCTCGACTTAATCCCCGGTACCGGCGTAGAAGCTACGGCTTCAATGGGCATTCCCGGATTGAGCGGCAACACGGCGGTAATCGGCTACTACAATTCCGGTGTCTTCCCGAATGGCGCCGTGTTTGCGTGTGTCCGCGATCTCAACGGCAATTGGACGATTCAACAGAGATTACTTCCGCTCGACGGAGCCCCACAGGGAAACTTTGGTGTCGCGTGCGCGGTCTTCGGAAATATCGCCGTCGTATGCTCGACTGTCGGATCAGGGCCGGCCTGTTACGTCTTTGTTCGTGCAGGGAACACATGGACTCAGGTACAGCAGTTCCAACCGTCTGACATTGGCGTGAGTGATTCGCTCTCAATTGGGGCGATTACCGGAAACCAACTTTTCTTGAGTGCGATCGATCAAGCCGGCAACAAAGGCGCAGTCTACGTTTTCACTCTTGTGGCTGGGCAATACCAGCAAGTTCAGAAGATCGTCGGCGCCGCGGCCAATGATTTCTTTGGAATCTCTGTTGCCTGCGATAGCCAAACGCTTGTCATCGGTGGCGGCTTCAGCACCACGGGAAAGGCGTACGTCTACAAATCTGCTGGCGGTGGAACGTGGGGTTTGCTTACCACGCTCGTTGGTTCGGACAGCGTAAACGGTGATCAGTTCGGCTATGGTGTCGCTGTAAACGGTACCCTGATGGCAATTGGGGCACGGGCTGCAACGGTCGGAGGGCAGACTTTTGCGGGCGCGGCTTACGTGTTTCAGTTTATCGGTGGAACGTGGACGCAAACACAAAAGCTCACAGCTCCCACGCCGGTTACTTTGACGTATTTCGGCTCAGCGACCGCGGACATTGCAGGCTCCCCGTCATGGATTGCAGTAGGCGCCGCGGCGTTCGGCAACGCGTCAGTAGAAGGCGCTGTGTTCTTCTTTAAAGGTCCCGCGATCGCTCCTCTGACTGATCCCTTTGTCACACTAACGATGAAAGGTGAGAAGGTGTACGCGTGATCACTAGTCCCCCAGTCAAGATTGGTGGAGCGCAAGAGTCTGGATTCCCCGGCACTCCGAACGATACTTACGCTGGGCCTTTCGTTTTCAATGGGAAACTGTTCGGCATTTTTACGACGCTCGCGCAGAATCCGTCCAGACTTCAAGTGTTCATGTCGGCAAATAACGGTCAGACCTGGACGCAACAAGACGCGGCGCATGCACCTTCCGTGGTGGGATCGTCGATCGAGTACAACACTGTCTTTGACCCGGTTGCAGGAATCATCTATTTTGTTTACCAGTCCGCGATTGGCTCACTTGCTTTCGGAATTTTCAACTGTACCACTCTCGCCTTTACCGCTACGTTCTACCCAACCGTAGCAGACACGCAAGGCGCGCTCTTCGCTTTTGATCTCGTGGTCAGAGCGGACGGCTCCGCGATCGTAACTTACATCAATAATGCGAATCATCTAATCTACAAAGTCAACACGGCTGGAACGTGGAGTGCAGCAACTCAGGCAACCCCGCAGACGGCCGGCCATACCTACGCTACCCAGAATCTTATATTGGACTCGACGCAAACGACGCATTTGATTTATCTCGACACGGCGGCCGGCGTCAACACTTGGCAGCACGTCACGATCTCAAATGCGGCGGGCGGTAATGTTCTCGGGGCTCCGGCTTCGATAACGACCACGCTTCAGTTGAACGGCGACACGATGTTTCGCGGCGGCATTTGGCAAGGGCAGTTAGTTCTTCCGGTGGTCAGAGTATCGGGAGGAACAAACACGCGAGCCTCCGTGTTTTTAGGTAATCCCGTAGCGGCGCCTGTGTGGAGCGTGCTCGATATCCAACTCAACGGAGCTGGAGAGACAATCCTTGACTCGAATATTCTGGTGAATGGAACTGCGTTGCTGTCAACCTGGAGTGTAAACGGCGGGATTGGGATCGCTCCATTTCAGATGCGGATGGCCACCAATACAGGGTCAGGTTACGGCGCCGTTTCGGTGTTCTATAACGCGGCTCTGAATCCCCCCGCGGACAACCCGACGAACAATCAGCAAGAGGTTCAGGACGTCACTTTAGTCATCGATCCAGTGGGCAATATGTCTGGATTCGTAACGCTGACTGACGCTAGCCTGAACTTCGCGGCGTACTACTTAGCAGGTACGGCATCTTCGGGGCTCCCAGTTACCCTTACAATGAAAGGCGAGAAGGTGTATACCTGATGGGCGCTTACTGCACGTTTCCAAAAATCCCGCCATTCAATCCGCTTCGTCTTGCGTCGAATTACCGCGACATGTACGGAGATTCGCACGCGCTCCTGACTGAGCTTACCGACGCGATCATTGCGTCAGGCTGTTACGTCCCGAGAATTTACCACGCTCCGGATACGTCAGTTGAAAACATCGGCGTACCAGCGAACGGCTACCTTGAATATGCTCTCTCGATCCCGCCCGGATCGTTCATTCTCGGCTACCTGCATTCGTTTTGTTCGGGGGCGAGCGCAAACACAACAGACCCGCCCGTGACATCCGGATTTCGTGTTCAGATTACGGACATCAAGCCAGAATACAAATGGTTTGGTAAGCCAGTTCCGGAAGCGTATTTTCTGAACGATATCCCCACGGCGAATCCGTCCGGAAATCTCGCGCTGACTTCGCTCGTGGTCCCTAACCCGAGTCTTCGCCTTCTTCCGGCGCCGTACCCGGTTACGCCTCCGGGCATTTTCAAGATTGAGTTTTGGAACATCCTGCAATCCGCGGGCGTGGGAGTTGTCAACAATCTCGTGAGGCTATCGTTTATGGTGGCTGTACCCGACCCGGACATGAAAGGAAACTGATGGGCGCGCTTTCACTCGTTCAGAAAAACATGCAGGCATGGGCAGGCGATTACGCGCCCCCGGATCGTAAGATCCCCATCCACGCGGTACCGCTCAACATTCTTGGCTTCGTGGTATCGCCAGCGTTTGGTATTCAGGTTACAATTCTGACCTACACTGTACGGGCGAATTACGCGTGCCTCATCACGAACGTAGTTCTTCAATTTCAAGGCGCGGCCCCGGCTCCACTACCAGGTGATATCACGTGGGCAATCGACATTGACCGGCCTCTGGGCTCGATGGCTGGCTACTTCGAAAAAGACTTTGGGAACGTTCAGATTCCTCTCGGAACGTTCGCTAATCTGCCCTGGCCAGTTGAATTCCGGCATCGCAACCAGGAAGTAATCCGCGTGAAGGGAACCACGAACCAGAACGTTGGAACTGGAGCGGGCAACTTCCTTTGCGCGGCATTGCTGGGCTATGAGTGGCCCGAGCCAATGGGGGACGGTGAATAAAATGAAAAAGCTACTGTTCGCGATCGCTGCCCTCGTCATATCCGCCAATGCTCAAACGATGCCTGATTGCATTTCGAGTTTTACGCTCAGCGCGGCTGGTTCAAGCGCTGGCTTCGCAAACCAGGGCTGCATCTTCTGGACGATGACATACAAGAATTTCGGGTTTGGCAGTGTGTCGCTCACTCTTCAGCAAGCTCCCGACGCGAATAATACTCCAGGAGTGTGGAAGACGTTTGTCGGGACTACTGAGCTTGGCTCAAATCCCGCGACGTCGATCACGGGCGCGGTTTATAGCGCGACGGCTTCCGTCACAGACCTGGCCGCGTGGGTGCGGGTGAATCTATCGGGAATTTCTGGGAGTGGGTTCGTTACCGGCTTTATCTTCGGGTACAAGACGTTTCCGGGCGCGTCAGGCGGCGGTGGGGGAGGCGGCGGGGGAACCTTCGACCCTTGCCAAACGAACGCGCGGAATCCGACACCGATCAGCATCACGTCTAGTACAAAGATTATTCCGCTCTCTGCTGGCAAGAAGACGTACGTTTGTTATCTCCAATTCGCGTTGAACGCGACGGCTGATAACGTTGCACTGGTCGAAGGGACCACGGTAAGCACGCCGTGCGACACTTCAACCGCGGGAATGGCGGGCGGCGCGACTGCTGCGACTGGATGGAATCTTCTCGCGAATGGCTCGGTAACATCCGGCGCAATTTCTTTCTGGGCATTCGCTACAGCCGCGGCGAGCCATGACGTATGCTTATTGGTTTCGAGCGGAGCGCAACTCTCGGGAGTGATCCAGTATGTTCAGCAGTAAAGTAGCTCTCTTTTTTTGTCTCTGCGTTTCCGCGTTCGGGCAAGTCGGAGGGGCAATCAACAATCCGGGCGGTAGCGGCAGCGGCCCTACGACGAATCAGAATATCCGTGCAGTGTCATTCATTTTCGACGGGGCAGGCTCGGCACTTACTGGAACTCTGACGCGCTGCCAGCAAGTGAATTACGCCGGCACGATTCAGGAAGTGAGCTTAACGGCGGATCAGAGCGGCAGCGTTACCGTTGACGTGCAGACCGTTGCATTCGGTTCCTACACTGGCCCCGGCTCGGCATCTTCGATCACTGATGCTCATACGCCAGCACTCGCCAGCGCTGTACGGTTCCAGGATTCAACCCTGACCGGCTGGACTACAACTTTTTCGGCTAACACTGTGGTCTGTTTTGTCATGTCCAGCCCTACAACGGTAACGTGGGTATCTGGTAACATCAAGATCGCGGCGAATTAATGAAACGTTTCGCTTTACTTCTTTGCCTTTCCCTGCCCGCATTCGCGACACTTTCGAGCGCTATCAATTGGGATGTACGCCCATCAGTCGGGGCAGACACGAACGGCGGCGGATTCGTTTCAGGAGCTTCGGGTACAGACTTCTCGCAGCAAAACACCAAAAACTCAGGCGGCAACAATTCGAGTACAACTGACGCGGTGGCGGTTGGTACGACGAGTATCACGAGTGCCACGGCGAGTTTCACGGCTGCAATAGTCGGTAACGTTGTCTTCTTTAGTGGCGGAACAGGCTCCATCACGGCACAGTGGCGGCAAGTTACGGCTTTCACGAATGGCACCACGATTGTAATTGACGCGTCGATCGCAGCGTCAACCGGAATGACAATGAACATTGGGGGAGCTCTAAACACCCCCACGCAATGCAATCTTAACGCGGTCGCGGGAAACAGTTGTTACTTGAAATCGACGGCATCTTTCACAGAGACGACTTCGACCGCGTTCAACGGGACCAATATTGAGCCGATTAGCTTCATTGGATACACAAGCACGCATGGAGACGGCGGCCAGTTCACCTGGACCACTGCCACAAACTCAATTAGTTTGATGAATTTCAACGGCGGGACTTATAACTATATATTTCAAAATCTGATCCTGACTACGACCGCGGGAACTCCAGGTGACGGACTCGTTGCAACCTCGGGGGGAACGGTCGGGGCAATCCATTTAATCAACTGCTCTTTGCAAGGGTTTCAGATTGGGATATTCGGAGCTTTCTCCGTGGTGTGGTCTTTCACAACAATGGTGATCGAAAACACGGAGATCAAGAATTCCGTAGCTCAAGGTATTTTTAACGATGGGGCAACGGTCATTCTGGGCTGCTACATTCACAACAACGGGGGAGACGGCGTGACTAGCGACGGTGGGACGTCGCAAGTTACCGGCCCCTATTTCATCGCGCACTCGATCATAAAATCAAACGGCGGAAAAGGGCTCAATCTCGCAAATTCTGGACCCGGTACCCCGCCCAACTCAGCATATGTATGGGCGACTTTGCTCAACAATGCAATTATCAACAATACTTCTGACGGCGTGACTCTTGATGCCAATGTTGGTCTGAATCCAGCCTCTTTAGTCGCGTGGAACAACATCATTGATTCGAACGGGGGTTTTGGCATCAACGCTTCGGGTACCCCGCCGATTGCGCTCGCAATGATCTCGTTCTTATCGAATGCGTACCGGGCAAACACCAGCGGAGCGTTAAACAATCTGTCGCCTGGCACTGGAGACGTGACGCTCAGCGCAGACCCGTTCGTGAACCGAGCTGGCAATAATTTCGCGCTCAACTCAACCGCGGGCGGCGGGACGGCCTGCAAGGGAGCTGGCTTCCCAGGCGCTCTCCAGATCGGCGGGACTGGACATATCGATATCGGGCCGTTGCAATCCGCGTCGGGTGGTGGTGGCGGATCTAACCCTGTGGGGTTCGTGTCGCAATGAACCACGCGAAGGAAC